GCTCAAGGGTATATGGATGGGCGCGGCGACACCAGAGGCTCGGGCGAGGTGCCGGAAGACGGCGGGGCCGGCGTAGGTTCCGAAGCAGTAGCCACGAGCGGGATCGTAGCCGCGAATGGCCGCCAGCAGCCCCAGGAAGCCCTCTTGCAGGAGATCGTCGAATTCCTGATCCGACCCCGTCCGGCGGATGAAGTTGGCGACGATGCGATGGACCAAGCCGCGGTGTCGCTTCACCAGCAGCGCCTCCGCCGCGGTGTCGCCCCGCTGCGCCCGGGTGAAGAGCTGCGCCTCGTCCGCGGGGGTCACCGCCGGCTGGCGACGGAGCGCGCGAGGCGATCGGCCCTCTGGCTCGCGCCCGTGGTGCAGCTAGCGAGATCGCGCTCGGCGTGGGCGATCCGGGTCTCGAGCCCCGCCACCTCGCTCCCGATGTCCTGCGCCTCGCGCTGGTCCACCGAGATTTGCCGCATCGCGATCTGGGAGAGGGCACGGGACAGATTGCCCCTGGCAAGTAGCAGCCGGTTCCGCTCCTGGGACAGCTCGGCCCGCGCGACCGCGCCCGGCTTCCGCGCCTTGGTCATCGCCAGGGTGCTGCGGAGGACGGCCAGTTCGGCGGCGGCCAGCCGCGTCGGCATCTGCTTGGCTTCGTCAGTCAGCTCCGCGATCCGCCCGGCGTCCGCGGCGGTGATCGCGTCCTGCAGCTCGCCCGCGATCGACTGCGCGCGCTCCATCTCGGCACGGCGCTGCTCGGCGGCCTCGTCCGCGGCGACCTGCAGCGCCGGCTGCTCGGCAGCGAAGAGGCGCTCGGCGGCGGCGGCGTGCGCCTGGCAGGCCCGGATCGCCTCGTCCCTCGCCGCGAATTCCCGCTCATAGAGCTCGGTCAGCCGCCCTGCTTCGCACCGGAGGGCAGGCGAGACCTCCAGCTCGTTGGCCGCGCGCCTGGCGGTGAACGCTGTCTCCCTCGCGTCGAGCAGTGCCTGCTGCAGCTTCGCGTTTTTGCCGCTGGGCGCTTCCTCCGCCCGCACCTTCGCCTGCTGCTCGGCGCGGATGCGGGCCAGCTTCTCCTTGCGCTCGCGATCGTGGCGCGCCTGGCGCTCGGCGGCGGACTCGCGCTCCGCCGCCGCCGGCGCCATCAGGCCGCTCATGCGATAGGCGCCGCCACTCTGAACTTCGATATCGTCTTCGGTGAGCTGGTCAAGCTTCTGTTCGATCGGGGACGTATGCTCCATGGGTTGGCTCCTCCTCGGGTTCGGGACGGATGACGATATCGGGGATCTTCGGTCGACGCGCCGGCGTACAGGCTTCCCGCTCTTCGAGCGCCTTCAAGCACCGGCGGAGGTTGCCGCATTCGACTCGCAGTTCATCGGCCTCGCGCTCCAGGGAACGACAGCGGCATCGCCAGTTGGCGTTTTCGCGACGCAAGCGCGCGATCTCGTGATCAGGTGACGACAGCGCCTCCGCCTCGCCGATCGCGTCAGGCGCTGCCATCCCCGTCCTTCGGCTTCTCGGCTGGCAGGCGGCCGGCGGCCCTGCGAAAGGCCTCGTCTACCGGGTGCTGCTTCCGGGTCTCCCGCTGGCGAGGTGCGTAGCCCGCCGCGGCCCGGATGGCGTCGCTGATCTGCTTGGAAGTCTTACCCACGGTCAATCGTCTCCTCTCCGGCTGGCAGCGCGACCGGCTCGTCCCAGCTCCTCAGGACGGCGCGCGCGACCATGCCCACGTCACCGGCGGTATCCTGCAGCCGCCGGGCGGCCTCGATCTCCGCGGTGTGCTCCAGCTTCACGACGTCGAAGGCGGCCCTGAACTTCGCGTCCAATTCGTCCCCGATGTCATCGCGATTGACGGTCACGTCGGCGCGTATGGTGGCCCGCTTCGGCGCGTCCAAGCCGAGGAGCTGCGCCCTGCGATCCTCGATCTTCAACGCCACCTCTACGGCATCGAGGTCACCCGTGGTGGCGCTCTCCCAGACGGCGCCCAGGAGTGCGTCCAGGCGGCGGCCGGCGAGGTCGACGTGAGCGTCAAAGTCGGCGAGCCGCTCCTGCTGCCATTCGCTCCGAATGGCCTCCCGGTCATCGAAAACGGTGGTCTTCGACACGCCCAACTGCTCGGCGATCGCCGCGAGCGAGAGACCGCGGAGCGTGAGGGCCGCCACCTGGCGCCGCCGCTCCTCCCGGGCTGCATCGTCCGCTTTCACCCGTCGCCGAGCCGCCATCAGTTCACCGCCTGCTGCCGGTGGCGGAGCACACGGGCTGCGTGCTGGTCGAGAACGGAGCGCGCGTCCAGGTCGCCGTCCTCCGCCGCTTCCTCGAGCGAGAAGAGGATCAGCAGCTCCGTCTCGTCCATTTCCTGCCCCCACCGCTCCCTCGCTTCGGGTGCGAACGCAAGGATGATGTGCTCCGCCAGCCAGGCCATCAGAACTCGTGCCCCGCGCGCCTCAGCGCCCGCTGGATTGCCATCCCCGCCGAGGCGGCCACCTGGCCCTCCGATCGCCGGAACGAAGCCGCGTCCGGGGTCGTCACGTTCACGACGACGCTCACCGTCATCCCGCCTGCCGCCGGCTCGATCCTGCCTGCCTGCCGAGGGACGAACAGCTCCGGCCCGCGCTCGCCCACGAGGAACGGCTGCCCGGCCCCGACCGGTCCGCCCATCGCCTTGCCGCCGATCTTCCCGCCCTCGATCAAGCCGGAAAGGAAGCCCTTCCCGCCCGGGACGAGGGAGAAGAGCAACTCCGTCAGGCGTGCGGCCAAGAATTTCGCGGCGATCTGCTGGATGAGCTGCTCCACGCCAGAGATGACGCTGGAGAAGAAAGCGCCGAAGCCCTTGTCCAGGTTCGCGAACGCCTGCTCGAAGACACCCTGGAAGCTCTGCGCCAGGTCCTTCAACGCGGCCTCATGGACCTTCGCTGCGTCGATCGCCGGTCCCAGCTTCAAGATCCGCTCGATCAGCGCCCGCTGGTCGGCGTTCAGGCCCCGCAACACATCCTGGAAGGTCTTCCCTCCCGCAGTGCCCGCCTTGAAGGCCGTCGGGAACAAGTCGATCGCGACCTTCATCTCCCTGCTGCTCGTCGTGAGCTGCTTCAGCTCGTTGCGCAGGCTCCGCACCCGATCGGCAGCGGCGTTGGTCTCATCCTCGATGGCGAGCGAGGTCTTGACGTCGAAGATCGACTTCGCGGCGTCCCGCTGCTCCTTGGTCAGGAGGGCCATGACCTCGTTGAAGCGCTTCACGCCCGGGTGTGCCTTCAGGACCGCTTCACCGAAGAGGCGCCACGCCTCTGCCGCTACGGTGCCGGCGCCGTTCGCCTCGAAGAAGCGGATCCGCGACTGATCCAGCTCTTTGCCGACCGCTTCGAGTGCTCGCCTCTGCTGATCGCGCGAATCGTTGATGCCGGCCGTCTGCCTCTGGAGGGCCGCCAGGTCCTTCAGCCGTTCCCTGCCGATGAAGCGATACTGCGCGGCGAGGGCCTGCACGTCCTCGCCCTCGCCGGCCCGTGCGGCGGCCAGGGCACGCTGCGCGCTTGCCATCGCCTCGGCAAACTGCTTCAGCTCCTGCGCCACGGGATCGAGCTTCTTCTTCGCGGGGATCTCCAGCGCGCGGCCTATCCCCTCGCCGGCGTCCGTGGCGCCCTTCTGCACCTTGTCGAACTGCCTCTGCTGCGCGACCTGCCACTTCGCCATTTCGCCGATGAGGTTGCCGACGAACTCGCGGCCCGTGTCCGTGGCGAAGGAGCCGAGCTTCCCCATGGCGCCGGTGATCCGCCCCATCGCCTCGCTCCACTTTCCCGCGAGGATCTTGGTGAAGCCACCCCACAACTCAGACACGATGGCAGAGCCCCGCTGGAAGGCGCCCACGATGGTAGACCACGCGGCGAAGGTAACCTGCTGGATGTTGCCCCAGTTGGTTGCCCAGGCGGCAGCCAGAGCGCCCACGCCAAGGATGAGGAGGGATACGGGGCCGCCGAGCGCACCGATCGCGGCGGTCAGCGCGCCCACGCCGATCAGAACCGGCCCGATCGCCGCCGCAAAGCCCGCGAACACAAGGATTGCCTGGCGCGTCTGGGGCGTGAGCGCGCTGAACCGCTGCGTGACGTCGGTGAGGGTGTCCGCAAGCCGGTTGGCGAGCGTTACAACGGTGGGGAGCACGTTCTTGCCGATGGTCGACAGCGCGTCGTTCACGGTGTCCGAGAGGTTCTCGAAGGCGTTCTGGGCGCCCCCGGTGACCTTCGGCAACCGGAGCAGCTCGGTCGTGATGCCGTCAATGAACTGCGTGGCGGAGAGCTTGGCCTTCTGCAGGACCTCGGTGTCCGCGGTCCCGAAGGCAGCCTGCATGGCCTTGCGGATCTGGGGAACGCGCTCGCTTAACTGGTTGATCTCTTCGGCGGAGATTTTGCCCTTGCTGGCGATCTGTGTCAGCGCGAGCACCACACCGTCCAAATCCGCCTTCCCCTTGCCGACGGTGGCCAGCGCGTTGCCGAAGGCCAGGAGGGAACGCTCCGCCCTCTTCGCCGAGATACCGGCAGCCTGAAGGCTGATCGAAGCCCGGATCGCCTCGACCCGACCGAGGCCGGGGAGTTTCGCGATCTCCCGGAGCCGTGAGAGTTGCTTGTCTGCCTCTGCTGCGGAGCCCGCCACTGACGTCAGCCCACGCACGAGGCTGTCCATCTCCGTCGCCGACTTGACCGCAGCTATGCCGAACCCGACGAGCGGCGCCGTCAGGGCCGCAGAGAGACCGGCACCTATGCCGGTGACGGACCTGGCGAACTTTTCCATGCCCGCCTGGGCATGCTGGATCCCGCGGTCGAAGCCGCCGGTATCGGCGCCGATGATGGCCTTCAGTTGCGCGACGGTCGCCATTCCGTCCCCTCTATCTGCATGAGCCTCTACGGATTGGCCTGGATCTTGCTACTGTTAAAAGCACATCCAAAGCTGAACCGCTCGCCGAGACGAATCGAGGCGAAACGATGCGACACGACTCGAGACGACACGACACGAAACGACACGATGCGAACCGGAACAGGCCGGGGGCGTGAAACCTTCGGCCTGTCTCATCTCCGCCGTCCCTTCGTGCGCGCCCGTTTCATCAGTTCCGCCTCCGCCCAGTGCTCGCTACTCTCGATGACGAGCGCCAGATCCCGCCAGTAGGTGCTCCGCTGCTCCAAAATCCAGGGCGCGACGTGCAGGAAGCGCGCCGCCTTCACGAGCGCATAGTCCTCGTGGCACTCCCCGCGGGCACCGCTGCTTACGAGAAACTGCCGGAAGGCCCGGACGTCTCGGTCGGTGCGAAAGGGCGAGACAGCTCCGTGATCTTCTCGGCGAGCGCCTGCAGGAAGGGAAACGGCAGCGCGAACAGCGCCTCCGCGGCGATCGGCACGGGCGCCCCGTCGTCCTCCAGGTCCCAGGAGATCAGCAGCGGTGGCAGCGCCACGGCGTAGAACTCGTGGACGCTCGCCTCCTCGCCCTCCTCGCGTGCCTTCGTGATCGCCTGGCGCAGACGCTTCTCATACTCGTGCGTGTGCGCTGCCCGGTTGGCGGTGAACTGGACGACGACGCCGCACCAGTCCACGGCGCCGTCGATGGGCCGGTGGAGCAGCTCCTTCAGTTCCGACACAATCCCTCCATGGTCTATAGCGGGTCGCACTGCCAGCCGATCATGACAGCACTATGAGCAAACGCACTGCCTTGTTCGTTCTGGCACTCTTGATCGCAAGCAGCGCTGCCGTGGCTGGCGACTACTGCAAGCTGAACTATGCCTCGCGCGCCGCCCTGGTGGCTGATATCTGTCCTCACCTGCAGCTCGTCGCCTTCTCGGTTGGGAACTCCCTCGACGGACCCGGCTATTCGCCGACCTTCCGCGAGGAATTCACCTGGCAGAACACCGGCCAGAAGGACATCATAGCCCTCGAGCTGGGCGTTCTGAAGTGGGATCCGTTCAACCAGCCGATGATCGGGTCGCGCATCCTCTCGGCTGGTCGCACCGATGGCGGCTATCGGGTGCTGAAGCCGGGCGAAAAGGACAGCGATGCTGCTCTCGACTATGGCCATGAGCACACCTACACGGCTATCTGCTATGTCAGCCGGATCCGATTTGGCGACGGCTCCGTCTGGACTTCGGATCCGGTCGATCTGGCCCGCGAGGTGAAGCGCCTTGCTCCCCAGGTGCTCGGACTCGGGCGCCTGGAGCCACCGGGCAAGCCCGAGGAGAAGTAAGGTCGGGCCGGCTGTCATCGCGCCGGCCCATCTTCTCATCGATCTCCTCCTCGGCCCTCTTTGTAGCCCATCAGATACGCGACCATGAACAGCAGGAAGAGGGCCGTCGCGATGACGACGAGGCCGCGGCCCTCTTCCGCCCCCACCGCTATGCCTCCAGCCCGGCAATGGGTGCGTCTATGACCGCCTCGACGAATCCGTTGAAGCTGCTCACCGTGCTATACATGGCAGTGGCGTCGAAGGTCTTGGTATAGACATCATCGCTATCACCTTGCTCGTTCCCGGTGAACTTGACTGGGACCGTGAGCCGCAACCGATACCGGAAATCCGACTCGATCACCGGCCCCCACGCCTCCAGCCGCAGGAACTTCGTGTCCTTTGCGCGCAGGTTGGCCATGATGGCCGCCGCGTCGGCGTCATACTGCATCACCATCTGCGCCGTAGTCCCCGGTGACCGCTCCACGACCGCGCTGAACGAAGGCTCTGCGTCGTCAAGGGTGAACTGACCCGTGAACCTGTCCGCGATGGCCCACTCGAACTCGGAGACCCGCAGCAGCTTCGAGAGCCCGCCCGCGGTCGTCTGGACGACGGCGATAGCCGGGGCCGTGATCCCCGTGAGCAGCGTGCCGTCGCCGACGAGCATGGGCACGTTGTTGCCAGAGTAGCGCCCGCCGAACGTCACCGTGTAGGGGCCACCCGCGCTGCCCGTCACCGTCACATCGCCGACGGCGAAGCACGCGAGCGCCTCAAGCGCCGTCTGCACGGTCGCCGCAAGGGCCGCCTCGGCGATGGCCGCCGTCGTGTGCGTCGTGCCCGCCCAATCGGTGAACGAGAGGGTGAACGTGCCGCCCGTCGCCTGCACCGTGATCGTCTGCACCTCGTCCGTGAGCGCGTCACCCATGAAGACGCTGACGATGTCGGGATCCACGGGCATCTCGGTCACGTTGGAGAGCGCTTGGCCCTGCGTGACCGTCGTCACCGCCTCGCCAGCGCCACCCGTCAGCAACGTGCCGTCGATGGTCATCTGGGTGCGGTTGGACGCCGCCAGCGCGCCGGTGAACGTCACCGTCCACGGTCCCTGCTCGTTGCCGGTCACCGCGACATCGCCAGGGGCGATGTTCGACAGAGCCTCAAGGGCGGTCTGCACCTCCGAGGCGCTCGCATCCCAGTCGATTGCCGCTGTCGTCTGGGTCTCGAACGTGAGGGTGAACGTGCCGCCCGTGTGCGTGCCCTTCGTGACCTGCTGCACTTCGTTGCGACCGGCGCTGATCGTGACGCTCTCCTGCGTCTCCTGCGCCAGGATGGAACCGGAGACGGCCGCTTCCTCGCGCGTGAAACGCAGGGTCAAGGCGTCGATCAGGAGGTGCGTCGCCTGCTCCGCGCGCACGGAGGAACCCCTCTGTGCCGTGTAGGTGATGGGCGTGTCGGGGCCGTAGTTCGCCGGAAAGAAGCGCCACCGCCGCGTGTTCGTCGCGCCCGTCGGCGTCGTCGGCGTGGCGGAGGTCAACACGCTGGAGAGCAGGTAGATCAGATCGTTGAAGGCCACGACGCCGGTGATGTCGCCCTCGGTCCACTCCTTCTGGCGCACGGCTGTCGTCGCGGCCTTGCTCCCCATTGGGATGAAGGGCTCAACGGGCACCTGCGGGCTCCACTCGAACTGGGTTGCCTGCAGTCGCCGGACGGGGGAGACGGCGACGCCCGGCGTCGCCTCCACCCCCAGAAGAGTCGTCTCGAACACAGTCGCCCGCTCAGCCAAGGTTCACCCCCTATCGCTTGATGTGGCAAAAGACGCGGTATTCTCCGCCGCGGTGCAGATACAGTTGGTCCTCGGTCAGCTCCGGGAACTCGATCAGGCTCTCCCTGCGGCAACCGAGGACGATTAGCTCGCCGTCGGCCACATTGAGCCGCTGCTTCCCGTTCACGGCCCCGTGGATCGCGTCGGCGATGGCGTCCGCCGCCGTGCTGTCGGTGCCCTTCGTGACGCCCTTGATGTCCCAGAAGGGCCGCGTGAAGATGATGGAGCGGCTTCCCATCGCGTTACGGTCCAGTCCCGCCACGAACGAGAAGATGGCATACGGCAGGGCAGCCCCCGGCGGCGCGAGGTCTCGATAGACCCGATCGCCAACGAGCGCGGTGAGTGGCGCGTGCCCGGTCAGCTCCTCGAAGAGGAACTCCGCGCACAGGCCCAGCTCATTGATGTCAGCCACCGCCCGCCGCCTCCCGCTGCCTCGCAGCAGACTTAAACTCGCCGCGCCCGCGATGGCAAACCGGACACCAGTGCCTCGCGCCAAGACGGCCTGTCGCCTCGTCCGCCCATTCGTGACTGCACCGTTCGCAGACGAAGATGAGGCTCTTCCGCTTCGCCGTTCTCATGCGCCCGCCGCCTCCTCGATCGCCTGCCCGATCGCCGCCTCGAACGCAGGCCGCACCGCCTCCACCGCGGGCCGCAAGTAGGGCCGGGCCGGCATCTTGTGCGTGCCGAACTCCAGATACGCCGCGTAATGGGTGCCGACAACGACCTCGGACGTCAGCTCATTGACCGTCTGTGCCCGGATCGAGTTCTTCGTGGCCCCGGTGTCCACGGGCACGATCTGCTTCGCGCGCGCCTCCACGTCCGAGGCGACCTTGCGCACGACCTGAGAGATCCGGCGGCGGGTGGCGGCGGGCAATTCCGGCAGCCGGTTGAACTTCGTCTCCAGCTTGATCGTGATCACGCCGTTTGCCATCAGCGGAGTCCTCGCGCCAGGTCGATCACGTCCAGCACATCGCCAGAGTGCTCGAAGTCGTCGAGCGGCACGCGATCCACCAACTTCATGCAGTTTGGGCAGAAGCGGTCGACCATGCCCCTCCTGTCGCCGCCGGCAAATGCCAGCGCGTATCCCCAGTCGCCGCCCTTGGCTGTATGTCGCCCGCGCAGAATGCAAAGCGACCGCCGGAGCCGCCCACGCAGGCGACAGAGCCGGTTCTCCAGCGTGAAGCGCCTCACTTCACCCTCCGCGCCGCCACTTTCATCACCAGCGACTGGCTCCTCGCGTCCCCGTGATCGATCACCTCATAGGTCTGCCCATCGATCACAATACGATCCGTCGTCCGCACGTCGGAACCCGCCGGCAGCAGGATGTTCCACCAGGAGCTCGCGACGTGCCCCGTTGCCTCCTGGCGCCCCGCCGACTCCTGCGAACCCATTTGCAGCAAGCGGCAGTCGAGTGCGGTCCCCGCGTCATAGCTCTCCGTCTGCCCGCCGCGCCCGTCGCTGGCAGACGTGCGGTGCTTCACGAGCGCCACGGAGGGCAGGCTCTCGTTGAAGCTCTCACGCGCCTGGTCGATTTGCCAGCTCGGGATATCGGCGGACACGGGCGCCTCCTACGAACGGTGGGAACGTCAAGTGGATCAGAAATTTAGCAAACCCTCGGCGTTCCAACTCACCGTTACATCTCCGCCGTTACTCGGGGTATTCACGAGGTCAAAAAAGGCGATGACCTGCGAGTCAGTATCGGCGGTTCTTTCCTTGATGAGCACCGCGCCGCCGATCGTCGCCCCCGTCCCGAGCGCCGTCCATGTGACATCAGTGGCGTCGAACTCGGCG